ACATCATTTCCTTAAATTGAGGTCTATCTAATACTTTTCCAGTAAACTTATCAATAAATATTTTATTAAGATGAATACCTTCTAATTGTCTTTGAGTATTTTGATCAGTAGAACTAACTCTTATATATCCTACTTTTTGAATATTGGATTTTTTTTGTTTTTCATTAATTTTATTAACAACATCTATATATATATTATTTAATATGGATTCATTCATTTTGTTTTTTTGGATAATTTTTGGATTTTAAGTCTAAGAAATTTATACATTTGTGTCAATAAATTAAGAAATAGACTTTTATTTACACTTAAAATTTTAGACAATATAGAGTACACCCTATTTACACATTCATTTCATTGTTCAAGAATCTACCCCCCTATCCAAATTTAATTAGGGGGGGTAATGAATTCTGGAGTAGGGGGATAGGAATGGAAACTATTTTTTTTAGTTGCAAGTTTTATTAATTTTTGTGCTTCTTTGTTCGCCATTTTTATTTTGGTATGGACATCGTAAGCATTTCATTTGTTCTGACCCATATCTTTTACATATATTGGGTCTATCTTCATAGATATTACAAGATAGATTTTTGTTCAAGAATGGACAATATCCATCTTTAGTGATTGGCAATTTTAGACAGACTTCTTTTGCTTCAAAAGGATCTGTTGCAGTAAATTCCAAAATATCGAGAACTTCTCTAACTATTTTGTCTTCATTTCTTTCATAAATTGATATTTCTATAGGAGCGCATTTACAGCACAAAGCATGGCATTTGTCGTGAAACTTTTTGCAGTCAAATTCCATGAAAGTATTTTGAATTTTCTATATATGATATGGATAGTAAAATTTTTTGCATTGTAAATAAATTATTTACTAAAAATGTAAATTTTATATATATATTAAGATTCGCCAGTCCTGCGTTATGGATATACCAGCGTTAAGAGTTTCGCACCTCTATTATCTGGATATGAGCGAGAACGGACGTAAGTAGGCTCGTCTACCGATCATCATATCGTATCATTTTAATTCTAATTAAAGGAATTATTATGTCGATTACGACTACCGGGAATTTGGGCCCTATGATCCTTCAGTCGCTTGCGCCTGCGATGCTCTACGTCCCAACCCCAACAATGAATTACATTACTGTATGCGATAAAGTAAGCATGCCAGCTAATGGTGGTACGACTTGCCGCTTTATGCGTCCTCGTGCCTTAACGCCTCCAACTGTACAGTTGGGGAATGCAGGTATTGATCCTCCAGCACAAGTGCCACAAAGAGACATCATAGATGCTCAAATGGCTTTCTTCGGTACTGGTTGTATTATCAACGAACAAGTGATTCTACAAGACCAAGAAGGTGTTTTGGCTTGGGTTTCTGAACGTCTAGCTGTAGCAATGAGACAAGCTGAGGATTTAATCCTTAGAGATTATATTGTTTCTGCTGCTAGCCAAATCAATGCTGGTGGAGGAAGTAATGGTGATAATCCAACAAACTTGGGTGTCACAGACTTTTCTTTAGTAGCAACAACTCTTGATACAAATAACGCTTATAAATTTATGAGTGGTATCGAAGGTATGGACAGATTTGGTACAGGCCCAGTGCGTTCAGCATATTTCATGTTGAGTTCAACAGAATTACAAACTGACTTCGACTCTCTACAGAGTTTTGGTACGCTTTCTTTCTTATCTCAATGGAATTATCCAACTAATGCATCTGCATTACCAGCTGAGTATGGTTCTGTAGGTAATATTCGTATCCTAACAAGTTCTGAAGCTCCAGTAGCTAGAGGTGCTAGTGAATTAGGAAACGATCTATATTACAATACAGTGCTAGGAAAACAAGCACTTACTCACATTAATCAAGACGGCTATAGCATGAACTTGATTTATCGTGATCCTTACTATTCTGGAATGTTAGCTCAAAATGCTACTTTGGCAGTTAAGTTTGCTCAAGCGCAAGCTATAACACAGGATACAGCTATTAGAAACCTTTTATCTACTCGCTCTGCGAGTTTGGGGGTATAAAATGACTGAATATTCAAAAATGGCCAAAGGTAGATTCACATCAACAGGTGGAGCGAAGATTATAAATCTTCCATTCCAACCTGATTATGTTGAATTAGTAAACGTTACAGCTGCAACGACTCCTACACAAAATGGAGTTCCATTTGCCACATGGGATGCAAGCGATGGTCAGGGAACTGCCGTTGCTCAGTATTTTAATGCTACTCCTGTATTGTCAAGTGGCGCTGTAACTGCAAATGGTATCAGTACTTTTAGTGCTGGTCTATCATTTCAATATGGAGCAGTATATCAACATACTGGGTCTACTGATTTTTCAATCACTGCTGCAAATCCTGCTGTTGTAACAACTACTACAGCTCATGGATTGACTAGTGGAGATGTGATAATTTTTCAAAATTTAGCACAAACGTCAACAACTGGTATGCAGCAGATTGCTGGAATTCCTTTTACTGTGACTGTAACAAGTAGTACCCAATTTTCGATTCCTTGGGATGCAAGTGGATCTAATTATACTGCTTTCAATACAGCTACTAGTACAGGTAATGTAGGATCTTTTAAGAAAGTCCTATATCCATATTTGTATGCTCCAGGTGTAAGCATTATCAGTAATATTACAACTGGTACAACAACAACAATTGATACAACAGACGCTCACAACTTTGTTGTGGGTCAAGAAATAGCAATTAGAATGCCACAAGTTAATGGAGTTAGTCCTTTAGCTTGGGGTGATGCTCGTTATAATTCACTACCAAATACAACAGTGCCTGGATCACCGATCTATGCATATGTGATTGCAGTAACAGATTATAACACAGTTGTTGTGAATATTAATTCTACTGGCTATTCAGCCTTTAATAATAATATTCCAGTAGCAAATGTTTCTGGTTTGCAATATCCACAGATTGTTGCTGTAGGTGATGTGAATACAGGTGGAGTACAGATTTCGAGTGGTTCTGCTCTTTATCCTCCTCCATTTATTCGTCCGATTGCTAACACGACTGTTAATACTATTAATGGTCCTGCAATCCAAGGAGCATTCTTCAATAATACAAGCCAAGGCTTTATCATTGGAGCAGGTTCTTTAACTGGTCTTTCATCGACAGTATTAGTTGGAGCTAATGGAAATATCATTAGATGGCGTGCCTTTCTGCATGATATTTCAATACCTTCATAACTTATAGTGAGTTATGTGGGCTTATAGTGAAATTGCATTATAACTAAACGATTCTCCTCCCCTTAATCGGGGAGGGGATATATATATTAAAAAATATAATAATAGTATTATAATGAGACAAAAGAGGAACAAATGTCCAATACTGTTATTTCGTATCCAATTCCTGCTTACAGTAACGTTCCAATAAATCCTCAGTTTTATCAGCCAAGAAGATTTGTAATATCAGCGATTACTCTTGGAGACACGACTACAGTTACTACGACTACTGATCAAGACTTTGTCATAGGACAGTTGGTAAGATTTATCATCCCACAAGCATATGGCACAAGGCAATTAAATGAACAAGAAGGATATGTAATACAGATATTATCTCCTACTCAGGTGATAGTAGATATAGTTTCAAAATTTATGGATCCATTTACAAGTTCATCATTCACTACACAACCTCAGATATTGCCGGTAGGTGACATCAATAGTGGGGTTCAAAACACGAATGGCAGAACCAATAATATAACTTACATCCCAGGAAGCTTCATTAACATATCACCAAATTAAAATTAGAATTAGTTGTGGAGTTTTTTTTAGAGTGCCCATATTATGAATTTAAAATTTAAAGTACAAAAGTGGGTGCTGTATGACAAATAGACCAAAGATTAACTCTCAAGGTAATCAAGAATTAGAGAAACTTCAGAGTCAATTCGATGATTTTAAAGAGAATGTTGATCAACTTACCTTAGACAGGATGAATAGTGCTCCAAAAATGGAGATGGACTCTCAAACTAAGATATCTTCCAGAGAGATATCAAAAAATAAAGATATTTATCTGAAACCAGATAGAACTATACCAGCTAGAGATAAATTTAATGAAAATTTCAGAGATGGATACAATTATTCCAAAGAATATGTGCAATTTATAGCTGAAAATAAAGAAATAATAGGTGAGACCATAGAAATGTGGACTAGACCTTATGGAGGTACGCCAGCAGAATTTTGGAAAGTTCCTGTTAATAAACCTGTTTGGGGACCAAGATATTTAGCTGAACAAATCAAAAAGTGCTCATATCATAGATTAACTATGAGCAATGTTGTCACAGAGACTACTGGTGTTGGAAATATGTATGGCACACTTGTAGCCGATAGCACAATTCAGCGTTTGGATGCTATTCCAGTGAGTCCGAGAAAATCAATATTTATGGGGGCCTCAGTAGGTTAAATAAATGAAAGAAAAAAAGAAATTCATACAAGAAGCAATTAAAAAACCTGGTGTTCTTAGAAAATCTCTTCATGTAAAAGAAGGGGAGAAAATTCCAGAGAAAAAACTGGAAAAAGCAGAACATTCTAAAAATCCAAAAACTAGGAAAAGAGCTGTTTTAGCAGAGACACTTAGGAAGATGCATAAAAAATGAATCTATTAGATGACATCATAACTTATGTAAGAAGAATCATAAAAAGTCCTTCTAATGCTGTTATCTCCAATGATCTAATAATTGATTATATCAATCGTTTTTGGATCATGGATGTCGATGCTCGTATGCAACTATTTGATCTTAAGACGAAATATCAGTTTCAGACGGCTCCTGGCGTAGATAAATACAATATGCCTTTGTATAGTCTACAGACGGAACCTGGAAATCAGCCGATAGAAATGTATCCTGTTTATCAGGGTTTTTTAGGCCCTGTATATATAAATGGTATTCAAGTTCCATTTTACACTCAAAAAAGTCAATTTTTTAATATTTATCCGAATGTAGTGCAGAATCTAGGTATTGTGGCACAGGGTGATGGTACTACAGGCCCTTACTCCTTACAGATACCTATTTTACCCGGGAACCAACCGCAGAATCCTCCGCTCAATGGGATTTTAAGAGGCCATATTGATATAACTGGGATTATTGCTACAGGATCTAATATAGATCCACCTATCACAGATGATCCAAGTGCTGCAGCCTCTATCGCGTCTGTTCCTGTAACAAGCGTAGATTCTGCCTTTTTTCTTACATCTATAGATTCAACAGGAGCTCCTGTGGTGGTTCAAGATAGTGGATGGTTCTTATTAGGAAATGTGAATTATGGATTGCTTATGCAACCAGGAAAAGCTCCTTATGGAAACCAGGCATTGCCAGCAAGTTATACTACAACTTCAAATACAATAAATTATTTTACGGGTGAAGTAAATGTGACATTTCCTGTGAGTATTCCTTCTAATCAAAACATAAGTGCCCAATGTTTCTTCTTTCAAACAGGTCTTCCTAGAGCAGTTCTTTATTATGATAATGTTCTAACACTTCGTAGTCCTCCAGATACTCAATACTTAGTAGAATTAGATGCTTATCTATCTCCTGCAGCATTTTTTACTAGCGATCAAGCTGTTCCATTTGCATACATGTCTGAATATATAGCACGGGGTGCTGCTAGGAAAATTCTTTCTGATACTGGAGATTTTGAACAATTCCAATTTTATGAATCTCTTTTCAGAGAACAAGAAATATTAGTATGGAAAAGAAGTCAAAGGCAGTGGACTGCTAGTCGTACAGAAACAATATATAGTCAAGGTTTCGGACAAAATGGTGGAATGAATAATAACTATGGTGGAGGAGTAAGTATATGACATTTGTTTTTGATCCAACGATCCCTGCAGCTAATAATAACCCTTCTGTAGATCAGCCGGTTATGTTAGCTAATAACGTTGCTAGCGATGGAATTATTGCAGTCGATCACATAGGATATAATTTAATTAATGGTGGCAATCATCTACAAGTGCATTTACCTCAATATACTGCTCCCACTATTGTTAATGGATCAGCTACTGAAGGATCAGTAATATACAGCGCAGCAGGAGTAGCAGATACAGCGCATGCACAATGCTTTTTTAAAAATGCTAACAATATCAATTTCCCAATGTCTTTTATAAGAGCATGGGGATATGCCTCTGGAAATATTGCTTCTCCAACAAATAGTATAATAAATAATCAATCAAGCAATGTCACATCAGTGATAAGAACTGGTCTAGGAATATTCACAGTAACTTTAAATGCAAATGTTGTGACAGGTGTTGATTATGGTGTTTTAGTATCTTCACTAATTCAGTCCACTGCAAATGGTACTCAATGCGGATTTTTTAATCTTGGCGCTGGAGTATTTGAATTGCATTTTCTTAAATTAGACGGATCTGCATTTACAAATCCAACATCTTTTGCTTTTCAAGTTATGCAAATTTGAGGTTATATGGGAGAAAAATTAGTCATTGGCCCAATTAACAAAGGTTTACGAAATGATCGTACTGCTTTTGTTATTGACAATGATTCTTTTCCTACTTTATTGAATGCTTATCAATGGAGGGGTCGTGTTAAAAGAAAAAGAGGAACACAAATCCTTGGTAGATTAGAAAGACAAGTTGAAGATTTATCTTTAGGAACTACAGATGGCTCTGGGAATTTTACAGGAAATATTTTTTCTCCTTTAGGATTAAAAGGAAATATTACTAATGTTACTCAGGCAAATCCAGCTCAAGTTACGAGTGTCAATCACAATTTAGTGACTGGAGATCGTATTCTGATTACTGGTGTTCAGGGAATGACACAGCTCAATAATATCAATTATACTGTGACGTTTGTAAATGCAAATAATTTTACTATAGGTATAGATTCTACTGGTTTTACTGCATATACTTCTGGAGGACTATGGCAAAATTTATCTCAATTAGGCGCTGCAGTTGTACCTGGTTCAATAACCATCACAGATGGAGTTAACGTTTTTACAGATAATTCAATGGGAGTTCTTACCGGAATACCAGGAGGAACAGGGACCATAAATTATTCCACTGGAGTGATCACGATAACTGGAGGTGCAGCAAATTCTCCTTTAGTACTTACATTCAGTTATTATCCTTCATTGCCTGTGATGGGTTTAGCAGACTTTAATGAGGTCAACGTACAATTTCCAGGTACTATCGCATTTGATACCACTTATTCTTATGACATTTCTACAGCATTTCCGTATGCTATACACGATGTAAGTTTTTACAAAAATCCTGCCGCATCTGCATCTTTACCTGGTTACGTTCCAAAAACTAATCCTACTCCTCTTACTTGGAATGGACAAGACTATCAACAATTCTGGACAGTTAATTATCAAGGAGCTCTGTGGGCAACTAATGGAATAAATATTCCATTCAATATAACCAATATTGGCATGCAATTTAAACCTATAACTGGAATCACTATAGATGCTGCTGGTCCTCCGGCACTTGCAACTCTTACTATAGTTGCTCATGGATTAGTAAGAGGAGATTTCGTATTTATAAATGAAGTTATAGGAATTACAGGAATAAATTTTCAAACGGGATATGTTGTTAGTGCTGATCCACAAGCTGCAAATACAGTACAAGTTGAATTTCCAAATGCTACCCTTGGTGGTGCTTATGTTTCTGGAGGCATAGCACAATATCTTACTAATAGATCAGATCCTACAAAAGATAGCTTACGATTTTATGATGGAGATCCGACTACTGGTCCTAATGGATGGGTAAATTTTTCACCACCTCTTTCTAATATGGATTATTCCGTATCCGATTTAGGTTTGGATCAATGGTATCTGGTAGGAGCAAGAGCAATAGTACCATTTAAAGATCGTCTACTATTTTTTGGTCCTGTTGTTCAAACATCTGATGTCAACAGTCAAATTTATCTTCAAGATACTGTTATTTATAGTCAGAATGGAACGGCTTATTATACGTGTTCGTTCACAGCTCCTGCAATTAATTATCCTCTCTTCCCGGTAACTCCTCCTGGTTATGTTCCAGTATTAGTTCCAATTAATCAAAGTGCCACTCCTTCTGCTTATTTTGAAGATATTACTGGATTTGGAGGTTTTCTTACAGCTGGTGTAGAACAGGAAATAGTAACGGTTAGCACTAATGAAGATGTTCTAATTGTTGGATTTACTAGAATGGAAACCAGATTAGTATATTCAGGAAATGACATCATTCCATTCAATTTTTTTATCATTAATACTGAGATGGGTTCAGGCAGCACTTTTTCAGCAATTAATCTAGATAAAGGAGTTATGACACGTGGTAGTAGAGGTTTTATTATCACAAGTCAAACAGCGTCTACTAGGTTTGATCTAGAGATACCTGATGAAGTATTTGAAATCAGATTGCCAAATAATGGTACGGAAAGAGTTTGCTCTCAAAGAGATTACCTAAGTGAATGGATCTATTTTACTTATCCTGTAACTAGCATAAATTATAGATTTCCTACACAGACTTTACAATATAATTACAGAGATGATTCTTGGGCAATATTTAGAGAATGTTACACTACCTATGGTCTATTTAGAAAACAGACTGGGTTCACGTGGGCTACAGTGGGAAATCAATTTGAAACATGGAGTGAATGGACTCAACCTTGGAATGCAGGACAATCAACCTTGTTAAATCCTTTGGTGATTGGTGGCAATCAACAAGGTTTCGTGATTTTAAGAAATATAGGCACTGCAGAAGGAGTTTCTCTTCAAATTCAAAACATCACTTCCAACACAATTACTTCTCATGATCATTGTTTGAATACAGGAGATTATTTTGTAATAAGTGGTGCATTGGGAACTGTAGGTGCAGCTGTAAATGGGAAAATATTCCAAGTATCTACAACTGCACAGGATTCGTTTATGTTTAATCCTTCCATTGCAACTGGACTGACTTATTTAGGAGGGGGATTGATAACTAGAATGTACGTTCCATTCGTACAAACTAAACAATTTCCAACAGCTTGGCAATTGGGAAGAAAGACACGTCTCGGACCTCAGCAATATTTATTAACAACTACAGATGATTCTCAAATAACTCTTTTAATATTTTTGAGTCAGGATGGAACTAATGCGTATAATGACGGTCCTATTGTGCCTGATGCTAATTCTATTAATAATTCTTTGGTTTACAGTACTATTCTCTACACTTGTCCTGAAAGTACAAATTTGGGTCTAACCCCTGCTAATACAAATTTACAGATGGTGACAGCTAAGACACAATCACAAATATGGCACAGGATCAATACTTCTCTTATAGGAGATACGGTACAAGTAGGTTTTACTATGTCAGATCAACAGATGAGAGATGTAGAATTTACCAATCAATTTTCAGAAATTGAAATACATGGATTTATATTAGATTGCTCACCAAGTCAATTATTATCATAGGTTTATATGTCTACTAATATAATCAATCAGATTCCATACCTAAGAACCTCTAGAGAATTTCCAGAAGAATTGAAACAACTCACTGTGGAAGTGAATAAAGCTTATATAGATACAGCTAATGCAGTCAACAATCGCATTATATCTATATTCCCAACTTCTAGACCTGCTATTAATGGAGAGTCATGGTTTTTGCTGAATAATCAACGTCAGCAAGGATTTAGACAAGTATACACTTTTACCAGTACAGCTTCCATAGCTCATAACATTCCGAACGTAGTCGCTGGTCAATTTGTGAGATGTTTTGGGTCATATACAGATAACACAAATACTTATGGATTGATTTTTGGGAGCAATGTGGCAATAGCAGGACAGTTGGGTTTTTATGTAACCTCCACAAATATTATATTTACTGTAGGAGCAGGACATCCTACGCTTGTCAAGGGAACATTAGTTTTAGAATGGCTTTCTCAGCCTTAATAAAATAAGAACTATAATGAAATTAATTTCTTTACAGTGTTATTGTATAGAAAAATAGAGGTATGTATGTCGTCTCAATATGGATCAAGGGGACCTGTAGGTCGCATTGCTGGGCAAAGAATAGAATCTTCTCAACAATATACTCCTGAGCAAATGCAATTATTCAAAAGCCTTTTTTCTCATGTAGGTCCTGATAGTTATCTATCTCGTCTAGCAGGAGGAGATGAACAACTGTTTTCACAAATGGAAGCTCCTGCTATGAGGCAATTTTCAGGATTACAAGGTAATCTTGCTTCTAGATTTAGTGGAATGGGACTTGGTGGTAGAAGAAGTAGTGGATTCCAAAATACAGCCACGCAAGCTTCTTCTGATTTTGCACAAGATCTTCAATCAAGACGTCAGGGTTTACAAAGACAGGCATTACAAGACTTAATGGGCATGAGCAATACTTTATTAGGTCAAAGACCTTATGAACAATATGGATATGAAGAAGAGCAACCTTTTTGGAAACAAATATTAGGAGGTGCACTTCCTATAGCAGGAGGAGCGATTGGAGCAGCATTTGGAGGACCAGCAGGAGCTGCGGTAGGTGGTAAAATAGGATCAGCAGCAGGAAGAGCATTCATCTAGGAAAAAATATGATAAACTTCGTTCAAAGACCAAAATCAAACAGAGAAAGATTTGCAAATGCATTTGGAGCGGCTGCTCAAGAAGGAGCAAAACTTATTCCAGAAGAATTACTAGGAAAAAAAGAAAGACAATCTCTTAGTGGTTTGATTGGAAAAGACGTTTCTGATATTCGTGATCCAAAAATGCTACAATCATTTTTAGATTCTGCTTTATCTCAAGAAAATCAGTATTCAAAATTGAAAGGAAATTATGAAGCGGATGAAGAAAACTTTAAAAAAATAAAAGAAGCTTTTGGAGAGAAATTTGCTGATGTATGGTTAGCCAGCGGCCAAGGAGAAAGAACTCTTCTAACTAAAGCTGCTTTAGACGCTAAATCTAGGGGAATAGATCTGGATGAAATGCTTGGATTCCAAGAAAAACAACAATCCCCACAACAAGAGATGCAACCTCAACAAAAAAATCCTGAAGAAAAAGTTTTTGATGAAATAAAAGATATTAAATCACAGCAAGATGAAGGGTTATTGCCTGCAGAAAAAATAGCCAGGGGAAAAGAAAGATATGATACTGGACTAAAGAAATATGAAGAAGCTAGTACTAAACTAGAGGGAATGGCTAGGGATAAGGAAAGATTAGACATATTAGAACATTTGGAAAAAAGCAAAAAATTGCCTAAAGGATTAGGACGTCTAAATATAGACAAAGAAGGAAATTTAAGAGCTGCATTTCTAGCATCTCCTGAAGCTCAAAGATTTGTTAAAACATTGAATGAATTTTCTTCCGGAGCAAAAAATACTTTTGGTTCTAGAGTCACTAACTTTGACTTAACTCAATATTTAAAACGTTTTCCAACTCTCTTAAATTCATCTGAAGGTAGAAGACAATTAGTAGATCAGATGAGAATCGTGAACAAGATAAATTCTGTTTACTATAAAAATCTTAAGAATGTTTATGACAGAGCTGGAGGCGTCAGAAATATAGATGCAGACGTAGCTCAAAGATTAGCTGAAGAAATTTCTGAAAGTAAAATAGAAAAACTAGCAGAGCAATTTAAAGAAGTTGGTGAATTTAGTTCCAAACCAGCTGCTTCTGAATTTAAAGGAAGAAGAATTGTAGATGAAGGTACTGGAGAAATTTTTGTGAGCGATGGGGAAAATTGGATACCTGAGGGTCAATAAATGGCATATAGATTTCTAGAAGAAGAAGAACCCAAGGAAAATAAATTTCTTTCGTCTGGTAAAGAAGCTCTTAGGCATGGAAGTAGAACTGCATCAAATATAGCTACTAGAGCCGTTGGAGTTCCTGGAGACATCTTTTCTTTAGTGAATCAATTTGTAGCCAAACCTGCTTCTAAACTAATAACAGGAAAAGAAGGTGTCCCATATGAAGAAACTGCTTTAGGAAAAATACTTCCTACAACTGCTACTCATAGAAAAGGTTTAGAAGAAAAAACAGGTGAATACTTAAAGCCAAAAAATAAAGTTGAAAGTTTTGTAGATGATGTTTTAGAAGATACTGCGCTATTGTTAAGTCCTTCTTCTGTAGTATCTAAGGGACTAAAAGCAGGAGGAGCTCTAAAAAGTTTTTTCAAATCTGTTGGTGCTAATTTAGCCGGTGAAACCACCAAACAAGTAGTTGGAAGTGAAACAGCAGGCGATATTACAAAATTAGGATCTTTATTTTTACTTTCAGTATTAGATCAAGAATCTGCTGCCAAACAAGTAGGAAAACTATATAGAAAAGCAGAGGAAAATTTGCCATCCAGTGCCAGGTCTAATGCTTCTTCATTATCAAAAAATTTAGACAATCTTGAACACCAAATTACAAAAGGAAGGCCATTAGAGAATTTATCTCCTCAGGAAAAATTTGTCATTAATCAATCGGAGAAAGCAAAAAATTTGATCCAAAATGGTGAAATCAGTGTAGAACAAGCAATTGCTCAAAAAAGAAGTTTAAATAAGGAACTTGCAACTCTTTACAAAGAAGTCCCTAAAAAAGGAGATCAAAAAACTGTAAAAAATTTTGCTAAGAGAATAGGATCTTACTTAAATCAGACCATTGATGAATATGGTAAGAAAAATCCTAAGTTTTACAAAGATTACAAGGCAGCAGATGAAGCTTTTGGAACTTTAGCTAAGTCTAATTTTGTATCTCATTGGATTGAAAATAATGTAGTCCAAAGTCCTGTTACACATGGTCTTCTACACGTAGTAGGTGGAAACATAGGAGGAGCTGCATCTGGAACTGTAGGAGCAATTTTACCTTATCAAGCTGCAAAATTGACCTATAGAATATCAAAATCTCCTACTTTAGCAAAAATATATGGAAATACTTTGAAAGCAGCTGCTAAGGAAGATTCTAAGTTATTTAATAAATATCTAAATGAATTAGATGAAAAGATGCAAGAAGAAGAAGGTAAAGAAAGATATAGATTTATAGATTAGAGCCAAGGCTCATCGATAGATATTTCTTTATCTTTTTTGCATGCGTCAATAAATCCTAACACCGCTATTACAGTAAAAATTCCTAAAACAATTAGTAAATAACTCATTTTTTATTCCTCTCTTCTATAGCACAAAGCCTCCCATGGAAATCCTTCATTTCTCTTTCTATAGCAGAAATGAGATCAATAACTTGTCTATGATCTTGTCTAGATTCACTTCGAACCCATAAAAATAGACCGAAATTTGATGCTATCAGAACAAAAACTTGTGTCCAATCCATGATTTTTCTCCTTTCTCACTAAATTATAATGATTTACGGATTCTTTGCAAGAACTTCGGAATGAATTTTCTCCATTCTGTCTTCTACCAATTTATCAATAATATTTTTTAAGTTTAGCAAAGAAATCCTATCTATTTCTGATCTAGCAATGCGATAGACTTTCTTATTTGCTGATCCTATATCACATGCAGTAATACGACCATTCTTTATGGCTCTTCGAATAGTGCTAGGATGTACTGCTATTTTAGAAGCAAACTCTTTAATCGATAGAAATTCATTTTCTTTACTATTCATCATGTGTCACCAAATACGTCACTAGAGGTCACTATAGGTTAAATAAAAATATAAATAATAGATTTTACTGAAAAAATGTCATATTTTGGTGCTTTTAAAAAGAGGTTAAAAATGTCACTCGCATATGGTATTGGCGGTTTAATAAATGTTCCACCTCCTGCACTTACAGGATTTGGGCCACCTTCAGCTAGTTTTAAAGGACAATTGGGACAAGCATATTTTGATAAGTCTACTAATCCTCCTACTGAATACGTATACAATGGAGTGAGTTGGGTGACTGCCGGTGCTAATCCAGCAACGACTACAACCTTCGGTACCGTAAAACTTTCGACTCTTGCTCAATTAGAAGGCGGTACTGCACCAGCAGGAGCAGTAGTGCCATTAGCTAATGATGTCTTCACATATGTGCAAAGTGTAGTTATTGGAGGCGCTAATATTGCCCAAACAACCGTTACTGGTATAACGAACCTTGCTACTAATGCTCAGGCAGTCGCAGGGACAGCAACTATTCCAGGAGTTACTGCTCTAGCAGTACAGCCATCAAACCTTGCAGCTGTGTTTGCTGCTCCTCCTGCAACTGGAGGAACTACTCCAAATTCTGCTGTATTTACTACACTTGGAGCAACCACTGTAACATTTACGGCTGGTGGTACATGGGCATCCGGTGGTACAGCTATTAGTATTGGTGCAGATGCAACTACAGATACTATCAATATTGGTACAGGTGCGGCAGCACGTACAATCCATATTGGTGATTCTACACAAGCTAATTTGGTAACTATTGGATCTGCTACAGGTGCAGCAGCTCTTACATTGCAAGCTGGAACAGGTAACTTTGTTCTTACAACAGCAGCCACAACTAACGTGACAATGGGTGCTGCTCAAACGACTGGTACTTTCACAATTGGAGGTACTGCTGCAACAGGTACAATGACACTAGGTTCGTCTTCTGCTACAAATATAGTAGCGATTGGTAATGGTTCTGGAGCAACTACAGTGAATATAGCCAACGTTACTACAGCAGGGGCTGTAAACATAGGGGCTGGATTAACCACAGGTGCCATCACAATTGGAGGTACTGCAGAAAGTGGAACGATTACATTGGGATCATCTTCTGCATCTAATACGCTAGTTATTGCTGGAGGTTCAGGGGCAACTACATTACAGGTAGCCAATGTACAAACAGGTGGTTCTGTGACTGTAGGGGATGCGATGACTACAGGCACTATCAGAATTGGAGGTAGTGGCGCTCAGACCGGTACAATTACTATCTCTGCTTCTACAGGTGCACAGACAATTGCAATCGCTAATCTTGGTGGAGCAAAAACCATTGGAATAGGAAATGGTGTAGATGGTAATCAGATCACGATTGGAAATGGTATTAATACAACTTCACAATCAGTAACAATTGCAGGTGGTGCAGCAGGCGCAGCCTCAACAGTTAGTATCTTAAGTGGTAATGCTACTGCAGGAACACAAACTCTGAACTTGGCAACTGGAACTGGTGGTAAAACAGTACATATAGCGGATGGTGCTGGAGTAAATTTAGTAACCATTGGTTCTACAAATGGTGCTTCATCTCTAACATTACAATACGGAAGTGGTGGCTTTACCCAAGATGGTGCAGCTACTGGTAACGTTAGCTTGTTCCCTTCAATTACTTCAGGTACCTTCAATATCGGTGGTACAGGTGCCAACACTGGTACAGCTACTATATTCGGAGGAACAGGTGCTCAAACTGTTAATATTGCTAACTCTACTGGTGGTAAAACTGTAGCGATTGCCACAGGTGCTGGCGCTAATCTAGTATCTATAGGTAGTAATAATGGAGCATCATCCTTAACTTTACTAGCAGGTACAGGTAACTTCAGTTTAGATGGTGCTGCCACTACAACCTACACATTTGCCCCTAGCGTCACTTCCGGTACAATCAATTTCGGAGGAACAGGTGCTAATACAGGAACAATGACTATTGCTGGCGGTACAGGTGCGCAGACAATCAATATTGCCAACTCTACAGGCGGTAAGACAGTTGCAATAGCGACTGGTGCTGGTGCTAACCTAGTATCTTTGGGAAGTAGCAACGGTGCTTCTAGTCTTACTCTTCTAGCAGGTACAGGTAACTTCAGTTTAGATGGTGCCGCTACTACTACATATACATTCGCTCCTAGTGTTACTTCTGGAACAATAAATTTTGGAGGAACAGGCGCCAATACTGGTACTGCTACTATTTTAGGTGGTACAGGTGCGCAGACAATCAATATAGCTAATAGCACAGGTGTCAAGACTCTTAATATAGCAACTGGTGCAGCAGCAAATGTAGTAACAATAGGCACTACAAATAGTACATCTTCACTTACTTTAAATGCTGGTACTGGAGGTATTTCTCTTACTTCTGGACAAACGAAAAAAGTAACTGCTGTTGCTGCTGCTGCTTCTCCTTATGCTGTTCTTGGTAGTGATTATTTTATAACCACGGATACTACAGCTGGTGTATTGACTTTAACACTTCCTGCAGCTCCTGCTACTGGTAGAACATTGGTAGTATACGATGGTGTTGGCCAAGCGGCTGCAAATAACGTGACGATTGATGGTAATGGAAAATCAATCGCTGCAGCTGGAACAAGTTCTGGAACTAAAACTTTAACAACAGCTTATTCATCAATGACATTGACTTACAATGGAACATTGTGGTGTGGACAAAAAGTAACTTAACAGAGAAAGGAGTTGCCAGATATTTAATGATACGTTATTCAATAAAATTATTTATAACGAATTATTAAAATTTAAGGATGAAATATGCTAAAGAATGTGACTCAAATGACAGTGCAAGTGGGCGAGAAAATTTTTCACATGATTTGTGATCACGATTCACCCATAAATCACGTAAAAGAAGCTCTTTTTCAATTTATGAAAATTGTAGGAGAGGCAGAACAAAGAGCAAAAGAGGCTCAAAAGCCTGCAGATGAAGAAAAGAAAGATGATGTACCTGAAGTTAAAAGTGAAGGAACTGAATGAGTAATCCATATATAGGCGCCAGAGTTGTATTTGATACCGAACGAACAGTAACTGGTGCTTTTACAGGAGTAGCTCAGAATTTAGGAACTCCTCTAACTTATCCGGCAGTTCTAATGGTAATTGATAATCAATCAACTGTAGCTGTGCAATTTGTAGTAAATGGCAATGTATGGAAGACATTTTCTATTGGAGAAGCTCTTGTTTTAGATTTAAGAGGAAACGCAGCTCATGCACCTACATTTGCAGTAGATACAAATACACAATTTCAAATCATTGCCACAGGTGGTACTGGTACTTTCAGTCTTGCAATATTGTATGCTAAGTAAAGGAAAAGAATGAGTCAGATATATAAAAGTTTAACATCTGGACCAGTACCTCCTACAGTACCTACTAGCTTCGTAACTGATGTAAATTCTCCTGCCATTCCAGCTGCCAATGTACTAAATGAAATAGGTGGTAGTACCAGTATAAATAATAATAATGGAATTCAGACAGATGGTTCCTCTGGTAGTAATACTTTAACTATCCAACTCACTAATCGTCTAACAGGAACAGCAACGGTAGTAGGTGCTACAACAGGAGACATAATAACTTTTGCTCTTGGTGCATCTGCCGCAGTGTATAGATTTACTTTTATTGTTTCCGGAAGAGATACAGCAGGTGCAAATGTTGGTACAGGATTAGGATATACGGTTGATGCATCTGCTAGAACAGATGGTTCTACTTCTACAATTATTTCAACACCAGATATAGATGCCGATGAAGATACAGTATTATCTGCAGCTCTCATGGCAGTAGTAGCTAGTGGAAATAATGTGATTGTTAGAGCTACAGGAGTAGCAGGAGAAACAATTTCTTACCGGGCCGTAGGCTCCTACGTGGTGGTATAATGAGTGGATTTGATAATGAAACAGTATATGCTAACAACTGGGATTTCAGAGGAGTACAGCCTGTACTTCCTCAAGTTACCGCTACAGGACAATTGCCTATAGGAACAGGTGCAAGCCCAGCAATTCTGGTAGGAAAGCTTACTTCTCCTCTCGGAACAGTAACAATTGGTTATTCTTCTCCTAATATCACATTAGATATTGCAGGCGGAGCCTCTGCTATAGAAAAAATTAATCTTCAGACTGGAACATCTCCTATAGTGCCAGCCGCAGGAATAATTACTTTTAACGGAGCAACTGTATTGGCAGGAACTAATCCTGTAAGAACCGATGGTACAGGAGCTAATACAATGGCTTTGGAGGTGCAGATATCTCAAGCATTATCTGCTGCTGATGCAACAAAAATAGGTCTTAGCAACTTTGATTCTACAAGCTTTTCAGTAGCATCTACCGGATTTGTAACAATGGCTGGAGGCGGTGGATTTACTTGGAGTGATATTTCTGGTGCATTTTCTCCTCTAAAAAACCATGGTTATTTTATTACAGGAACAGCTAATGGAACGCTTCCTGCAGCTCCTGCTCAAGGAGATACAATTAAGTTTTTTGTAGACACAGCTCAGATTCTAACCATTACTGCTTCAGGAACGCAAATTATAAGAATGGGATCAGCAGTAACAGCAGTAGGCGGTACAGCAGTTAATACTGCACAAGGAGATTCAGTTGAACTTACATATCGCACTAGTGATACGTGTTGGTGTGCTATTTCTGGATTTAGTGGAATATGGACAGTGACATAAAGGAGATGAAAAAGAATGACAGTTGTAACTAGTGATAACAGATATGCAACAGCGCAATTGATTGTTGCTCCTACTCTTGCCCAAGGTGCAAATTATACCACTGTTCAATCGGCAATTACTGCCGCTTCATCGGGACAGACTATTTTTATTCGTCCAGGAACATATACAGAGAATCTAACCTTAAAAGCCGGAGTTAATCTAGCTGCATTTGAATGTGATGCATTTAATCCAAACGTTACAATAGTGGGTACATGTACATTCACAGGTACTGGAACGGTATCTATCTGGGGAATAAGATTACAAACTAATAGTTCATTTTTATTAGCAGTCACAGGTAGTGCTGCATCCGTAGTATGGCTAAGATCATGTTATTTAAATTGCACAAATAATACAGGAATTTCTCATTCATCTTCCAATTCAGCATCTCAAATTCGCGTAGATAATTGTTTTGGAGACATTGGAACTACAGGAATTTCTCTTTTTGCTTCTACAAGCTCTGGAACAATTGGAATAGTATTTACTCAAATTACAAACACAGGTGCTTCTACAACGTCTAGTACAGTAAGTACAGGTACGATAAACATTTTTGAATGTAATGTTGCTATCCCATTTACTACTAGTAGTATTGGTTTATTAAATATCCAAAATTGCATCGTGAACACTTCAGCAACTAATACTACTGCAATAACGACTGCAGGAACTGGGGCAACTAACAATGTAATCAGTGGATATATTTTATCTGGCTCAGCATCTGCGATCAGTGTTGGTACTGGAACCACTTTGGAGATTACATCTGCTACAGTAGGCTCTTCAAATACTAATGCTATTACTGGGGCTGGAACATTAATTCATACAGGATTAGCTTATGCCAGTACTTCTTCACTTGTGAACACTACCACGATTACGGATCGAGCATTTGGAAGAACAGGAACTTTTACACCAGGATTATCTTTTGGTGGAGGAACTACAGGAATTACTTATTCGGCACAACAAGGTTTTTTTACTATTATTGGAAATGTAGTGCATATAAACATACGAATTGTTTTAACAAGTAAGGGTTCATCGACAGGAACTGCTCAAATAACAGGATTACCTGTTACAAATGGCAGTAACATTATCTCAGCGATTGTTGTAGGTTCTTTTGGAGCCGTAACCTTAACTGCTACATATACTTCTATATTCTTATCTCTTGATTCTGCAGCTACTACCGCAACACTTAATGCTTCAACTGCAACAGGATTGGCTTCTATTCTAGTAACCGATACAATGTTTGCAAATAATTCGAATTTAAGAATAACAGGTTCTTATCTTATTGCTTAGGATGGTCTGGAAATAAATAAATCCAACAATCTGCATAAGCATCCAACATTCCACGAATCCAGTAATTGGATTTTTCTTCAGAATATGGATCATACCATTCTTCTAGATCATCCATTCTATCTAATAAAAATTCCCTTGTGATCTTCTTACAATCACATTCGCAAGCCATAAGTTGAAATGGTATAAAAAATAATAAAAAAAAATTTCTCATGTTACCCTTAGTGAATTTACATGAAAAATTTATTATATCACTTTATATGTTCACAAGTGTTTTCTTAAGTTTTTGTAAAGAAATTTATGTGTAAATGACAAATCCTTGATTTTTTTTCATGTAAAATTTATCGTATTTTTTTAAATCTGGAGACCTACATGAAAATATGGATGATAAGCTTTATTTTATTTATCGCTTGCTCAGTATATGGTAATGAAAAAAAATATATTTCAAAAAATCAAATAACAATAACAGAGTATGGAATAATAATAAATGCGCCTGAGGGTGTATACGTAACTGATTCAGTAGTATTTTTAGGAGACGGGAAATATATGATATCTAGCAATATACGTGATTGCCCAAAATACACTCCCGACCCCGAAAAAAATAAAAAATAATACTTTATTTAGAATTACAAATCTTCCAAAATTCAATGTTCTCTCCACGATATTGTTCTAGATTAACATTTTTAAGTTCAGGAACTTTGGAGTAATCTATGTTTCCTTTTCTTAAAATCTTAGAAACTGTTATGCCGTTTCCAATAGAATTTTTATCCTGGCACTGACGTACTAGCAATTCTCTCAGTCCCTTTTCTAATTTTTGTAAATGAAATATTTGATTAGAAATTCTCTTCCATTCCTCACTTACTTCATTCCAGATTTCTGAAGATTTCATTTCGTAATCTTTTTCAGTGAGATCAGGTGCTATCAATTCCTGTATGCACTCATAAAATTCTTTCTCTTTCGACAACATTTTCTTTATGTATTTATCATCTCTATAAACATTCACTATCACTCCATTGTCTCCATCGAAAGAAAAATAAATAGCATTCTCCACTTGTGCTACCTCCATTTGGTGTTGTAGTTGAGGAATGTATTTTTCTGGCACTTCTCCATTCATAGCTTTTTCATGATCCACTTTCCCAGCACATTTCACTTCAGCAATTTTATTTCCTTCTACATTCATTCCATCGAGGGATGCCATCATCCATTCATATGTACGGTGGAATATTACCTTTGGAGAAAATAATTCTCCTGTAAGGTGTTCAAGTTTTTCAATTGCCTTTGATTCAAGATTGTGTCCCCGTCTCATAGCAGAATTTTCCTTCCAGGACTTCATAGCAAGCTTTTCTTGCCACAATTGATAAGGTGTCCTCCATGGAGACACTCCCATAATTACAGGGGCATCTGAAGCCCCTATTTTAGTTCTACGCATTTCTTTCCATTCCTCAGTGTTTTGCATTATCTGATTATGCATATGCCGCCTCCTTACTACTCTCTTTTGACTTTTTTTCGATAGCTGATTTTATTCTTAAATACATCTGAGATGGCAGTTGATCTAATGCTTCAACATTAGGTAATTCTTTCTTCAAAAACGACCAGAATTGCGTCTGATAAATCGGATCACAACTGTACAACATATCTTGCAACTCAGTTGACTGAGCCTTAGATATTTTAGTAACTAATGGTTCCTTTTTAGCAACATTCATAGAGGCCGCATTTCCGTCATCATCTTCATCTGTAGTCACTCCAACAAGAGCTGCCAAACTGTATCTTCTCATGTAGGTGATCGCTGATCCTATTCCTTGTGCGTCTTGCTTATTGGGAATGATTGGAAGAATTGATTTAATCCATTGCCCACTAGAATGGGCCAATGTTGTCACTAAAAATATCTTATCCTCCTTGTAATCCATCGTTTGGATAACAGTAAGACCATTCTTTGTGAGAGGGGTCCTACATGCATCCCATACATTGGAAAGATCTGCGTATTTGCTTTTGAAGAAAGGGTTCACGCTATCTTTAATCGCAGGAGTAATTTCTGACTGTGCTTTTGATAGAGCGAAAGCCAATTCATTTATTTGTTCAGATTGGTACATATTATGCTCCCACTTTTGCTAAAGATTTAATATATTTATTATTTGCAACTTTCCACAGATGTAATAGATCGGAAACATCATTGGATGCATTCTTCTTTACAACTTTCAGATCGCCTGCTGGGAGATTAACACCAAATTTTGCTCCCAATTCTTCCAGGCAATTTTCAAGGTCTTCAATTGCACCATTGTGGTAGACAATGTCCAATATCTCCTTAAACCAATACTTTCCTTCATCTAATTTTTCTTGTTTTTCATCGCAGTAGCAGCAATCTTGTTCGTAGCTTATATCATCATATGTAAACATTTTTGGATCCTTTTTTTTATTTATTTTAATTTTAATTATACAGTGTATATGAAAAAATTTCCTTCAATATGTGGGTTGCCATACAATCTTTGAAGGGCATCTTTGTCTTTCTCAAGCATCTCTTCTGTATCAAACACTAAGTACTCTCTTCCCATGTAGATAAAGACTAGGTAGTCAAAAGTTCTTATTCTGAACAGATCTGCTGACAACCACTTAGCTAACACTTCGAGCTTATCCATTTTTACCCCTTGGTTTGGATTATGATGAAAATATAACAGAGTGGTGAATTTTCACAAAGAAAAAAAGTGAAATTGCAACAAAAGATTGAGTTAGGTACAATGCGGCGCAAAAAAGGAGAAACGATATGGACCTAAGAGAATATCTCTATCAGAAAAGAATGAAGATCAAAGATTTTTCACAGATTTTGGAATACGACAGATCACAAGTAACACAGGTGATAGGGGGCAAAAGAAAGCCTGGAAGGAAAATGATTATGAGAATAGAAAGAGCCACTGAAGGATTAGTAACTAAAGAAGACTTATTAAAAAATTATAAAGATAAAAATAGTTCTGAAGAAAACGATTCCTTCAATTTTATTGCCGATAAATCAATAAATGATTAGGTTATTCAATAAAAAAGGCGGGAAGGATCCATCCAACCCGCCTAAAACAAAACTAGTGACCAAAGCTACCCAGCAAAATCACTACAAATCACTATACCAACAAGAAGCAGGACACAGTGAATATGACAGAGAATATAGTATACATCTCCTTTTCTCACAACAATCTTCTTCTTAGAATTAACGAAAAAACATTTTCTACCGAAAATCTAAAAACCAATTTTTTAGGAATTGGCAACTTTCAATTTCATTATCTAGTCGATTTCTCAAAAATATTAAAAAAAATTAAAAACAACAAGGATACCAATGAATAATAATCACATGCGAGTTCCGGGACTATTTATTCCAGCTGAAATCCTCGAAATGGAAGATCTTTCATTTTTTGAAATGCTTCTTCTTTCCTGGATAGATGCTCTCTATTGCCCACAACATGGAGGATGTTATGCCTCTAATGAATATTTGGGAAAAAAAGTTCGAAGCTCTAAAGAAAATAGTATAGCAAAAGCTTTAACTAGACTTAGGAAAAAAGGATTGATTGAAGACATTTCTTTTAATGGAAAAACAAGAGTAATACGAGCGCTCATACATAAATATATCGATAAGAAACAATCTAAATCAGGGTTGGATAAAAGTAAGAAAAGGGTTGGACAAACGTCCATCAAGGGTTGGACAGATGTCCATCAAGGGTTGGACAGACGTCCATCGAGTCCTTATATAGATAATAAAGAAGATAGAAAAGGGAGGAGGAAGGCGGCACAGCCGCTCAGCCCCTCCCCTTCTTTTTCAGAAAAAAATAAACCAGAAATGGTGAAGTTTGGTGAGTTTGTAGAACTCAAGAAAGGGGATTATGAAATCCTATGCGATGAGATCGGTAAGGATCTCGTGGATTACTACATCCAATCCATCAACAACTACATACCCAATGCGCCTAAGCAATACAAAAGCTATGCATCTGTAATTCGTCAATGGTATTTGAAGGATAAAGCAAAGGGATCTCTTCCTAAGAAAGAAAAAATAAAAGGGATGACCCGAAGATCATCCCCTAAAGAAACGAGAGAAGAGATTGAAAAGCTAAAGAAATTAGCTGATCGTCTAGAAGGTATCCTGAGACGTAGATTCACTGCAAACATTATTTTTGAATCCGGACCTACAAAAGTAATGTTAGTCAATAAATCAAAAGATTTTTATAAGGAGTACGAATATGAAGACTATGACTTGCAAACCTTCAAGGAAGAAATTAGAAGAGGTATTGATATTTGCTTTCCAGGTTCTAGTAAAGAAATTCCTTGGAGTTAAGGAAAAAATGCTGAAAAGAATCAAAGCCCCATCTACGAGCCGAGTATTCGTTAACAAATGCTCCTGGGAATGCATAGGAGGCCGTACAATCTACTTTCGGAGTAAATTTGAGGTTAGGGTAGCCTGGTACCTAGAAAGTTTAATACAGGCCCGGAAAATAGGTAATTGGGATCATGAGCCAAAGACCTTCTGGTTCGAGGAAATAAAAAGGGGGGTAAGATCTTATCTTCCGGATTTCAAAATTACTCGTCTGGATGGCACTCATTGCTGGATTGAAGTGAAGGGGTACATGGATGCAAAAAGTAAAACAAAGCTGAAGCGATTTAAAAAATATTATCCTAATGAGGAACTTTTCCTATTTGGATTAGAAAAGTTCTCAAATCAATTTTCTTTTTTAGAAATAGAGAAAAAAATTACAGGATGAGGTTATGAAAAATAAATATAATTTGATATAATGGTGGATATGTATAACATAAAGAAAAAACTAAATTTGCAACATCTAGAAAACTTAGGCTTAGAGGTTTTTGTGACAATTTTTTCATTTGCAGGATTTGTTGGTTGTATGTTTTGGGCCTTATGGGGAGGCAGGTAAATGGAAAAAAGAATTTCTATTTTTAGTGATGGTGAGATTGATGAACTTGAGTGCAGAGTAAATGAATATTTGGAATCTCACGAAGGATTTCTTCATGATGTTGTATTTCAGGCTGTGGTGACTGAGAGATATGAAGAATATTTTGCAATATTAGTACACACTCCAAAGAGGGAAAAATGAAAATCAAAGACAAAAAAGTAAAAAAAATGATGCATGAGTTCAAGGAAGGAAAGTTACATTCCGGATCAAGAGAAGGTCCTGAGGTTACAGATAAAAAGCAGGCGGTTGCTATTGCATTAAGCGAAGCAAGAAAGTCCGGAGCTAAAATTCCAAAGAAAGGAAAGAAGTAAGATGGATAAAAAGATGCGCAAAGTAACCAAAAAGATCAGGAAGGCTGAATCTACTCTAAAGAAAGCAGAAAAAGAGAATGAGAAGTTAGCCAACTATGATGAAAAAGTACGGGATCCTATGATCAAGAAGTACAAGAAAATGGAAAAGAAATAATTTGAAAAAAAGATATCAATTGGTGAGGGATAACTTTTCTGTTCTTTTACAATATGTGGATATTTTGAGAGAGCATGGAATCAAAAGTGAAAGCGAATTAAATTTTTTCATCAATTTAATAGATGCTCTAGGACATCAATGTAAACAATATTTGAACTCAGACGAAGTAAGAAGGGAAATACCATAATGGTTGAAATAATTTATTATGAGAAAGTAGAAAAAAATAAGACAATTGCTCACGTAGATGTGAAAGTTCCTATACTTACACCTACCACGATAGTGATAAGAAATATAGCTCAATTAAAAACAGGCGATAGAAAGTGGCTAGCATTTCCTTCATTTAAAAGAGACGAGATTTTCCACAAGTATTTCCAATTTGAGAACGAAGAATACAATAAAGTCTTGATAAAAAAAATAGACGAAGAGCTAAAGAAATATTTGATGGGATTTGTAGATTGAAAGGAGAGGAATATGTTTAGAAATATCCCGTCCGACATGCTTTTTGGCATAATGATGTGCTCTATATTAATATTATTAGTGCTTATCCCTTTCCTAGGAAGAAACAAACCATAATGACATAAAATTATCAGACCATACTAGCATAGAGCCTATGAGTAAAAATATTCATATACTTTTAAAGTTTAAAAAATAAATATTATGGAATACGAGTCACATGCACTGTTAACAAACACATTGAGGTGTATGTTTATAGAATTTCTTACAGAAATGAGAGAAAAGAATCTTACTCTTCTCTCAAGTAGAGATGAGATAAACGAATTTCTATACCACTGGATAGATGTGAGATCACCCTATCTAATAGAAATTCTAGAGGAAATATATTTGGAATCAATGGAAGATTTATACGGAGAATCATATGTCGATTGAATTGAGAGTAATAGTAAGGGATGATGAGAGAAAGTTAACTAAAGATTTTAATATATATGAGAAGGTATCATTAGCAGAAGATGATCCTGTCATCTCTCGATGTATAAAAGAAGTAGTACAAGAGTTTCAAGGAACTCCAGATGATATTAAAATAAAAGCTACAATGGTGGTTGCGTAGTGGGCAGACCTACTAAATCAAAGATAATGGGCAGACCTCCAAAGCAAGTGGATTGGAAGCTATTTAAGAGCTTATGCGAACTCCATTGCTCTATGGAAGAGATTTGTCACGTATTAGACTTTAATGCAGATGTTTTAAGAGAAAAGATTAAAACAGAATATGGGTGT